TGAATATCATCTTCAATTGTAAGGGCAGTTTCTGGATCTTGATTCTCAAATAACGATTCTTCAAGTACACTTCCCAATAATGGGGCATAAAATCTCTCACCTACACGAGTTCTCACCAAATTAGTTACAGATCTTTTAATGGCATCCTCATTAACAAACACTCCAATGTCATCAGTTACAGGATGTCGCACAAATGACAAGCTAATATCCTTAAAAGTCTGGGATGTTGTTTTACTTTTGTCAATAAGAGCCATTTTTAACCTATGTGATAGTAGTATCTAGGTCACTTTCATTCAATTTTTGCTTTCTTTTAGCGTCTTGAAGATAATCTCCAACGACTTCACGCAATATTGAGTCATTTTTTGGTGGATTTTCGACTAAACCTCTCAAATTTGAGCTAATATAATCAATTTTTATATGATCGTTATGCATTTCCTTAACAAAAGGTATCACATTCTATTTATGGCATAAAAAAGGACCCCTATCGGGGCCCCAATATTCTGGTTCTCTTGGATCGATTCTAGGATCCCAATAAAAGAATTGACATTGGTGCAATCTCATATGCACCAGAGGTTTTTTTAACTCCATTTACCCAGCGGCCAAAGGAGATTGGGTATTATTGGAATTAGCAGCAGACTTTTTCCGTGCTTGTTGAGAGACATCATATTGTCCCACGGTCTTTCCACTTCCACCACCTACAGTATTCACATTATGTGGTGCCTTCGTTGGATCAGAATCAGCCATTAACCTTGCCCCCTATAGCGTTTGCGTGTTTGATTTCGACTAGTAGCGGAATATTTAGTATTTTTACCCTGCCCTTGTCTTGTTTTCTTTGGAGGAGAGGAAACAAATCCCTCACCTTTAGACATTTTTCTAATTGCCATACCTATTTAGTCTTTTTGAGTATTTTTTGCGGTTTACGCGCCGCGATTTGCGTTAGAAATTAATCCTGTGGAAAGGCTCTTAACCTGTCAGGGGAATATCCTTCCCCAATATAATGTTCCAAGCGTGAATTGGCTTGTTCCTTGGTTAGGTGATGATCAACCCTTTTATCGATCATATCCCAACCATTGGTAGCCAACTCACAAACTTTGTATAACTGTTCTGACATGTTAAATTACGCGAGTTTTCTCATGTCCTACACGAATCTTTGGATCACACCAGATTTCATATCCAGCTTCCTTCGCATCCAAACAGAAACTAACATCTTCTCCACACATATCCTGCACTTCACCTGAATCAAAGACTTGCATCTTAGGAGCAAACCAAGGATACTTCATTTCTTTGTTCTCGAATACACCATTCTTGATTAACAACCAACCAAATCCTGTGTAATCTACTGTGAAAGGCTTGCGACGACGTGAAATAGACTCAATAGTTTCATGATTCATAACTCCACCATTCTTTGCGAAGTCATCTTCTTCTAACCAGTGAGCAACCGAAGTGGTCTTTCCATCTTCTGTGCAATACCAACCAGCGGCAATGTCCTTTTGCATCCATACAAGACGGTAGAACTTCTCAGTATCGAAAACAATGTCGGAGTCAATCCACAATTGATAATCGTACTTAAGTTTTCCATCCCAAGGAATCTGATCTGGACCACGCAATACATTCGCACCCAAGCACTTACAACGTGCAAAGTTAACCATTGAAGAATAATCCTGCGAGATCTGGATAGATGATCCGTTTTGGACTAGATCAAAACATAGTTGAACGAATGCTTTGAGGAAAATATAAGAGACTCCACGACCAGGCAAACAAAATACTATTGCCTTACCTTTAACAATCTCTTTCGCCTTTTCAAGATCAAAATCGTCCTCAACTTTTTTAACCTTTGGGGCATTTGCTTTTACTGTAAATCCTTTAGCCATAACATTGTACAAGTTACATGATTAGTATACCACGGCAAATCAAATTTGTCCATAGTGTGTATTATATAGTCCCTTCAATCTCAAAAGATTTAATGAATTCTTGAGAGTTTCCCTCACCTAATGGCATTGAATCATTATAAACAACACCAACCGACTTACTGTTGATTGCAATATCACCTGAAACGGAGATACGTTTATCATCAGTTAGGAAATGTGGGTAAACTGCATGAAAAAGATCGCTAGGAAAGAAGAGCATATGACCTTCATTCCAATCTTTTTCTAATTTCCAATTAACCTTACGTGTTCTACCCAAGATATCACTATAGGTGAGTATGAAATCACCTGCTTCTGGATGCATTGTATCGGGAACTTTCTGTTCTTTCTCTGCTGTAAAAGGTATCTTCAACCAAACTACAAAGGAGAATATTGCATCATGGTTATGTAACGCTTGGTACTCACCTTTTCCAGTACTATTACACCAAAAACGTTGGAAAGTTAGGTCATGTACATGCGTTGACTTTAACCTTTCGGGAAAACCGAAATCTTTAACATACGTATTAACAACATTATTCAGAACATCTTTCTGAAATCTGTTATCATCGTCTAATAAGAGCCACTGTTGTTTTGCATTTTCTGGTTCGTACTTTTCTACTAAATGCATTAAGTGGTCTAAATGTTCTTTATCGAGAGTAACATCTACAACACCATAATTAGGAAGCTCAATTTTTTGTTGTTCCATTCTGTTTAATTACTTTAATTTCCTGTGACCTAAGTTCGTCGTCGGGATAATGTGTAAAATATGCACGAAGGAACTCTAGTTTATGTTTTAGATCAGGTTCTTCAACCTCATCCATAATTAATTTATCACCGATATAAACGTTATAGATATTCATCTTCAAAAACAGCCATTAAATCTTCATAATCAGACTTGGTAGCGGGATGATACATTAGATGTGTATCATTCTCTATTCTATACTGAATTGCCTCAAAGATCAACTCAATAGCATTAGAATCTAGTTCTACATTCATTTGCAATAAGCAATTTATTTTTATGTAGTAAATACGGTATTTCTACGTATGTTGATAACTTTCGGACTGTCCCATAGAAGAACACAGTCTATCAATATCATGTTGATTCAAATGTGGGAATAGAGGATCGCTTACTACCATTTCTTGAGAATTATAACTGTTAAGTCGTTCTAATTCTTGAGGAGGAATCCCACATTTCCCAGGCAAATCAAACATAGGTGGATTAAGAGACCCATGTATGAACTGACTTGCTAGTGATATGTCGCCTGAACATGAAATACGTACTTTATCAGTGGAATAAAACGGGTAAACGTTGTGATTTGTCGTACTAGGGAAGAATAACATCGTTCCACTATGACATTTTGACTGTTCTAGACTCTTTGTACGTACTCTACCTGTAATATCAGTGTATACAAACCCAAATTCGCCTGCTTGTGGGTGCATTTGGTCTTGAATTGCTCGTTCATCATCCATATCATAAGGAATTTCCAACCAAATTACAAAAGAAAAGATAGCATCATGGTTATGAAGAGCTTGATACTGTCCTTTTGTAGTTGCATTACACCAAAAACGGTTAAAAGTGAACCTATGAGCGTGTGTAGTTAGAAATTCAACGGGTGTTTTGTACGTTTGAAGGTACTTGTGTAATATTTTCTCTAAAACATTGGTTTGAAATGTTTTATTATCGTCAAATAGACCCCATTGTTGACATTTTGAGTCTATTCTAGTAATAGTATTGTCTTCCCAAACAACTTCTTTGGGAGAATACTTCTTTACGATAGTATAAAGGTTATCAATGTCCGACTTTTCCAGTGGAATCTGGTAAATGCCGTGATTTGGAAGGTTAATTTCATTAAATTGTATGTCATCAAACTTCATTTTAATTTCTCCCGTATTTTTCTTCTTCCATTGACCACTTTATCCATCATATCATCATTATATCTAGCCTCATAATATCCTTGTTCTTCCATTCGTCTTGAACTATCATCTAAATTACTTAATCTTTGTATCATTACTATAGTAAACAGTTCATCAGTCTTAGGAACAAGCCATAAATCCGTATTTTGAACACTAAAGAACGTATTCAGTGCATCAACACCACCGTGCATCTGTTCTGTATTGATATTTTGTGCATTTGAATATGCCGCCACGATGATTAGGTCATATTCGTCATTAAAATTAGCACATTCTTCATTAACAATAGACCAATAACTATACGCATTAGAATAGTCATAGACTCTTACTGTTTTATACTTTGCTTTTTGAGCAAAGGGACACCTAGGACCACCGCCTTCTGGAGGAGGTTCCTGTAAATGTTCTATCCAATGGTTTATATACTCGTCAAGTT